TTCAGGGTTGAAATTAGTAGAACATATGGCGACCCGGATACCATTGGCCTGGGTTATATTATTAATTATTGTAGGAGTTTTTGCTTTTTTTGGCTATCATATCGTTAAAGCCTCCAATTACCCTCGTATATTGGAAGCACAGGTAGATACTCGTGTCAACGAGGTACTAAATGCTGCTAAAGGTTATCCTAAGTTGAGCCATGTACAGCCTACACTTCAAATGACAGCAACCCAACAGACCCCTTATATTCCACCTCAGGTCTATAATACGCAGTCGCCTGATAGTGTTGTCGGTGGGGCACAGTCACCAGAAACGGCTGCTCCGGTGATGACAACACGCCAACGCCCACCTGTCGCTAAACCGATGCCGGTTCCAGTTGGTATGACGGAGGAGGATATGCGATTACCCGAGCCGCTCCAACGCACTCCACCGGCGATTCATTACGACCCTCCTGAAGCGACGGACCCACTCAATCGCGTAGCATTTATGGACGCCGAGTTCGGTTCTAACTTACGTCATCCAGAGCAGATGATTGAGCACCGTCAGCGTCCTGGAGTCGGTAAGATTGTCTCATCTGGCTTAGGGTCGGAGCGTTCATCACCTGGTCCTCATAATGCCGTCGGTTACTCACCAGAGATGTTGCAAAATGGCGGCGACTTTATGCAGGGTGTAGGTGCCTTTGATGGCGCAGAAATGAATAGTTCATTTTCAATGATATAAATGCTAGGCTTCAATAGGAAAATTCCGTCCGTTACAAATACCGGTGCCTCCGCTACTACAGCGGCTCAAAGGGAACGTATGATATTTGCGGGCGCAACACTTACAAATCAGTCCATTAATAACGGACTCATTCGTACTACAAATACAGTGGCGTGGAGTGGAGGAAATGGTGGAAACGGTTCATCAGTCTCTATTATAACAGATTTAGAAGCGGGAGCTGTAAATACTACGTTACCACAATACTATTCGTATATTGCCAGCGTTCCAAGGTTGCCGAAAATACCACCGCCTCCTCAACCTAACACTACTCTCGCCTCTGTAGGTTGTAATATTGAACAATATGATAATGACGGTTATATTCAATGGGCAACTGATATTAGTGGTGTGGTATCAAATCATAATTTAACGACAGATGGAACGAATGTGTATGCGGTAGGCGATTTTTCAGGTTCCATTATCTTTGTGAATACCGATGGAACACAATTGGTTACAGCAGCACCAATTTCAACTGTCGCCAATGGAAGTTATATAGTTAAATATAATTCAAACGGAATCGCACAATGGGCTTCCTATCTCACATCACAAACATATTTAAAATTAATCGCTAATTTAACTGATGGTGTAAATAGTTATCAAGCCGGTACTTTTTTTACAAACTTGAATATTTATGATTCAACCGGATTATTATATCCTACAACATTGAAACCAAATGTCAATTTGTTTAATGCGGCGGCAATTACAAGTGACGGTACATATATCTATATAATTGATAGTAATCCAACAGCATACAAATTTAAACCTACAGGAGAGATTGTCAACCAAAAAAATCTTAGTAGTTACGGATTGAGCACACCTATACCATCGATTGTATGGTTGGCTGGTTATTTATATATAAATGGAAACCGAACAATAATTTGGCAATTGAATACAACCTTTTTAGATCCACCGGTAAAATTTATAACAAATACTAATTATCCAAATATTGACGGTGTTTTTTCTATAACAACCAATTATACATCGGCGTTATATATGGTAAATTTAAGGACTCCAAATGTGCTTGCAAGAGCAATTGTGAATAATAGTACTACCCCTCCTAGTTTAACCTCTGTCACATTTAAGGGTATTAATAATATATCTGGCTTAGGCGATGCTATAATTTTTCCATTTGGTGTTTCTTATACAAACCATGGCACTCTCAGTAATGGACATCTTCTTATAACTGATTATAATAATGGTCATTATGCCGATATAAGTGGTATTATTTGGGATGTCGCTGGAGTAGATACAGCTGGTAATTGGGCTCCAAGTGGTAATCTTTTTTTAAATGTAAATACATATACAGGCACCGGTAGATATATTAACGTTCCTAAAAGTGTAAATTGTATTTATGCGGATCCTTCTTCATATAATATATACATTAGTTTGTACGGCACAAATAACTTTGTTAAATATATTTATCAAAAACCTGGTTTCCCAAACGGTCCAAAAATAACAAATTTAGGTGATGGAACTTTATTGTTTAATATAACTAAATTAAACAACACTTTTTATACATTAAATTTTTCAGGATACAGTACTTTATATTCAGTGAATTATCCAACTTCAAATAAAGTAATTTCTAAACAAGTGTATCCGTTAGCAGGAAATTACAAAAGTGGACTTCTTTTGAAAAACACTTCAAGTGGCGCAGTCTCGTGGGTCACTGAGATAGGTGCGTCAAATGCGAATTGTACGGTGACAGCGATAGCAATAGGACCAACAGGTATTTATGTGACAGGAACCTACGGTCCAACAGGTAATCTGGTTTTTTACAATCCACCAGGTGATTTAGATTCTGGTATAAGTTTGTCGTCGGTTTCCTCAGTTGGCGGCCTATCGGTTTTTGTAGCAAAGTATACTACGGACGGCAATGCTGTTTGGGCCGTGAGTCTTGGAAATTTAAATACAGCATCGGCAACGGCAATTTTTGTTGATACAAATGATAATATTTATGCCACCGGTACATATAACGGAAACCGTATGTCTGGTCCATTTTTAGTATATCCACCTAACTCTTTGGTATTACAGACAGCGCCGGTCATAACAATAAATGGATATAATTCTGGAACCGCCGCCTATCTTGTGAAATTTAACAAATCAGGTGTGGCGCAGTGGGGAACTAATATTATAGGCACTACGACAAATACAATTAACGCACTCACGGGAACAACATCAAACATTTACTTGGTAGGCACTACTAGCGGTAATTTAACATGTTATAGCACGAATCAAACTTCATTTGGTCCCATCACTATTGCGCCAGAAGGCAACGGTGTAATAGTCAATTATAATTCAGCAGGAGTGGTAAAATGGGTAACAATAATATTTGGAGGGGTCCCCTTATACATAACTAATTTTCAATCGTATTTGTATTTGAGTGGTAATATGACCGCCGATACAACAACATACGATGTGCCGTACGACCTAAGTGGTGCGGTTATACCACCACCGAACGGCCAGCCGATATCATCAGGTGTCACAATACCGGTGACGGGCGCCCAAAACGATTTTTTAATAACCTATGATACATACGGTATAACGCAGTGGGCAGATAATACAAGTTCTCCCTATTTAACGCAATCAGCGACGGGCGGTCTTACGTTTGGAAAGAATGTAGAGTATGTGGCAACCTCAATTTCTTCTGGTTAATTCTAGCCGGTCTAAAACCCGGTCGCATTAATTAATCATACCCTACAACAACGCAATGGATTGGGTCGCCGCAGCCGAAGAATACGTAGGCAACAGTGGATGGGGAGCCCGTGGCAAAACCCTCGGCATCAGTCGTATGTACGCCGAAAACGGAAACGATAAAGCCCTTATTCGTAAAGAGAAAGTCGTAGCAAGTATTCGACCACGTGGTATCCTTTCAGGATTCCTTGCGGTTGTTCCCAATCTGGGATATGCGGTGTACCTGCCACCGATTGCGGCAAAGATGGGTCCCCAGCGTATTCGTATGCGCCTATCCCAGGCCGTACTCACCGACGGTGCCATCTTCTCCGCTTATTACAATAAATCTAAACAACTCGTGATTGAAGACGTGCTCACCTGGCAGTCGGCGCCAGTTTGGCAGACGAAGACGTTTAAAGAGCGTTGGGAGCGTATCGTCGCCGACTTCGTCACCAACCACTTCAAACCTATGTTAGAAATTCAGGGCACAGAGATAATTTTAGCAAAATATACATCGGTGAACTTGGTACAGGCCCAAGAACCCGATGCGAATCATGTCGTTGAATTTGTTCTTAATACGCCGAATACGAAACGGATTATTTGGATTCCACCCAAGGTGGAGACGACACCGGCGACGCAAGAGACAAAAGAGGCCGAGGCGAACGCTGATATTTTCAAGGTGAAGAAGGAGGTAGGACCCGATGTTTATTCGGTATGGCGAGGTGCGGAACGATTGGGCTTGGGATTAGTGAGAACTCTGGCGATTAGTAAGGCACTCCGTTTGGCGAATCTGGACGAGATTGAGGTTGTAGCAGAGCATAATAAACAATTTGATAAATGGGAGATTAAGTCTGTGATTGATGTAAAAAAAACAGGGGTGTAAGTTAGAGGATGAATCGTGCGTTACGCCGAGGAATGAATAAGAAGCACGGACTTCACGGAAGTAAAAATCGTCGTGGAGGCGGTTACGCCGCTGAAGGAACTCTTTTCCCAATTGATAAGCAGCCTGGTGGTGACTGGGCCAACCAGACTGGTCTCGGTCAATACGCTGTAACTAAACCATACAGCGACTGTTACTGGACCGAACGCCCCGGCGAACTCTACAACGAGGTGACAAATCAAAGCCTCGCTGCCGCACAGGCTCCTATGGCGGGTGGACGACGCAGTCGCCGCCGAGTACGTGGCGGTGGTTGCGGTTGTGGCCGACCAATGATGAGCGGAGGTGGTTGCGGTTGCGGTGCCCCATCATTTACTGGATTGGCTCTTCGTAATAATGCGCCATACAGTGGTGGTCGTCGTAAGACTCGTCGCACTCGTGGTGGTGGTACATACGGTTATGCGATTGACCCCAGCCAGAGCATTGGTGGTGACGGTCCTAATGTAGATGCCTTACATGTACCAGTCCCTTGTGATGGTCGTGCCGGCACTCATCATTTACTCAATCCCCAGGTTGTGACAACACCTGATCCTCGTGCTCCTGCCGATTTATACTCATTGGCACCTCCACCTTCAGCTGCGGGTGTATCAGCGTACCAGGAAGGAACATTGAATCCTGCGTTTATGCAGGGTGGTCGTCGTCGTAGCGTGCGTCGCCGCGGCAGCGTGCGTCGCCGCGGCAGCGTGCGTCGCCGCCGCAGTGCCCAGCGTGCCGGTTCTTACGGTACACCAAACGCCTACCCTGAAGAGTGCTACCGTGGGCCAGGTTCCTCATTGCCTGTTTACAACGCTTCATCTGCTGGATTTACCTTCTCTCCATCAACAGACCAGGGTGTCTTCTTACCTGATGGTGTCGCTGCGTTTAACGAAGTATGGCCTGTCGCTGCTCGTGTTGGACCTGAAAACGGTTCTTCCCCTTCTCCACCAAAGTCACTCTTTGGCGGTGCTCGTCGTAAGAGTCGTCGCAACAATCGTAAGAACGCCAAGAAGAGCAAACGCAGTCGTAAGCATTAAACTCCTGGTATAAATAGAATGAACAATCTAAACTCCGTTGTGAATGTTGAGATTGATAAAAATGCCACACTTTTAACAAAAAAGGGTGATATTTTGGAAGTTGGCCGTATTGTATTAAATCGTAAAGGAAGTAATGCTGCCACCAGAACTGTACGCAGTCTTATTTCCAGACTTCGTAGCAAGCATCCACGAAACTTGAACGCCACAATCGCTGAAGCGAAACTGGCGGCGAAGTTGTCTCGTGGTGGCACCCGACGCAAGAGAACTCGTCGTAATTAATTTCTAATCGTATAAATTATACGATAGGAAATAAAAAAGAATTTTTACTCGTACATAATGCGAGGCATAATACCAGAGCGGGATGAGCGACGACGAGTGCGGCGCTTTGGAACCGAGGGTTTCTTTGGAACAAATGATTTATTAAACAATCCAGTCCCCATACCTCTTGGTATTACGGTAAGTGGATTTCTTACAGCTTTGACAGTTTTATTAGCATTCTTCTTATTGTTCTTTTTGTTAGGCATCTCTACTTCTACCAACAGAGATTAATCATCAACGATGAGGCAGTTATCGGCGGCCTGTTCCTCTTCACTCGATTCATCGCTTTCATCGGTGGTGAACTTGATAGAATAACCGCAGGTCTTGTAGAATTTACGAC